CTGCTTCATCAGCAACATCTAAGATGCTTAGTACATCTTCTTCATTAATAACTGCATTGTGTGTGACAGGATCGATAGAGAATGCATCATCAATTAAGCATTCTTGTCCGAGTGTTCTCATAAACCATGTCCATCTTTCCATCATTGTTCTTTCACTGGTACCTGAATCAAACTCTTCAGTAGTTAAGCAATCAAATACTTTAAAACGAGGACTGTTGATTGTGTGATCTTTACGTCTGATTTCTTTAATAACTGACTGAAAGTCTTCATCACCGTTTTTATCAACAATACATAACTCGCCATCTAACACAAGGTTTTCAGTGTGTAATATGTGGTCTTTAAGATCTTTAGCAACTTCACCTAATGTGTGAAATTCTTTGCCTTGACGTGAGAAGAATTTAATCTGACGATCTTCAATTCTACAGATAACTCTAACACCATCTAGCTTACGTGAGTAAAACCATTCTTCATTGTCCCAGTCAATTCTGTGTGCATGCTTTTCAAATGCGTTTGCTAAAGCAACATCAAATGTAGGGATCAGGCCAGGTATAACTCTGTTGATGAGTTTTACATCAGCGCGTGCTTTTAGATTTCTTTCGAAAACTAGTGATAATGGAAATTCAAATCCAACTCTGCGTCTGTAATTATTAACACAACCTAAAGCTGAGTGACCTGTAATATTTCTTTCACTTAGCATTTTAAGAAGATCAAATATTCTACCATCAAACTCAAAGTCTAAGTCTTCACGCTTAAGAATATTTTTCCAAGTCACACCAAACTGCATGTAAGGATTATACATAATAGAAACTAGCTCTTGTAATTCTTTATCTGGTGTCAGGAAGTCTTTAAGAACTTGAACTTTGTCATTAGTGCTGTTTGAAGCATTAAGACGTTCGTGGAGACGATTAAGATTGTGAAGTAATTCTCTGTCTCTTGGTGTATTGATTAGTTTTAAATTGTTCATTGTAACCTCTTATTTATTATGCTGTAACTTAAGCCTTTTTCGTGTAAAAGTAAAGGACTTTTTTTGCTTTTTTTAACTTTTTTTATAGTTCCTCCATGTAAGCTTTAAGTGTTGCTGCTTCTACATCTTTTACATACTGCTTGTGTGCTTTCTCTACAATTGCAAAGAATTCGTCTGATGTTAAATCTTCATATGCACCAGCTAGAGATCTGTGGTTAAAGTGTTCTAAAACTAAATCGATAATAATAGAATCAATCGGAGATTTCTGCGAATAAAATGCTGGGATTCTTTTATAAAAATCGATTTCTTTTTCTTCTATCATATGTGGCCTCCGATAGTTTGTATAAGTTCTGATGTGTCGATCCATACTTTTATTATAAAACCTAGACCAACGCCAATTGCAATTCCAATCAAGATATAACTAATTTTTTCCTCATCTGTTAAGTTCCTCATCCTTTTCTTTCTTTATTTGGTTATCTTTCAAATACTCTAGAAGCTTAGTAGTTGCAGGCCTGTCATCATGTTCAACTACTGGTCGTGATTCTAATTGCATAACACGCTTCTCTAGATTTTCTATTCTAGTAAGCATAAGCTCTAGTATCTTATCCATTTATTTCCCAACCTTCCTTCAGTAAGTTCTGCACTTTCTTATACTTCATTACTTTAACTGCATCGCCTTTCTTTATGGTTACCAATTCGTTTCTGCCAATTTTCTTTTCTGCACGATAAGTTGTATCTATCTTTCTGTCCATACAAACAACACCGCTTAAATGATCAACCTCATGCTGTACACATACAGCTTCTAGAAGTCGTATTGCAGTGTCTTGCTTATTGGCTTTGCCTTCCCATAAACCTTTAGCACCTTTGATGCCAGTTGTCTTACCACTAAATATCATTGAACCTTCCTGTTGTGCAGTTTTTACTTCAACTGTTTCGTATCTCTCTGTTCTCACACCCTTGCCAGGATAAGATAGACATCCTTCATAATACATAACTTTATCAGACTTACTAACAATCTCAGGATTAATTAATATTAGCGGTTCACGAACATTGACCACAGCAACTTGTGCATCAATTCCCACTTGATTCGCTGCCAACCCAATGCCGTCTTTTCTTTTGTTAAGTATCTGAAATAGTTTTGTTGCGATTTCCATTCCTTCTTCAACAGTTACTTCCCTGAGTTTCTTATTAATCACAGGATTGTGATTCTTATTACAGTTAATTACTTTAAGATTATTCTCCAAAATTACCCCACATCATTAAGTTGGTTATAAGTTTTTCATCCATATCTGTCCAGTTGTCGTAGGACTTATCCCACCAGTAAACTTCACCAGAGTCTGCATCTGAGATTTCATTGATAACTAACTCTTCGTCTTCCATTGTCCAAGCAACATCAAATCTTTTTGCATATCCATCGTGTATAGCATGCTCTGATATGAATCCACACTTAAACATTAAGTCAAAGAAACTAATGTCTCTGACTCTGCCAAATCCTTCTTTGTCATTGTAGTCTTCGCCTACCATTGAGTCGCTAGCGACTGTTGTTACATATTCTCTCATATTACCTCCGCAATTCTTGCATGACCGATTTCTTCTGCCAATAGCTCTTCATCTTCTTCTATCAGTCTATCTAATAGGCCTGATTCTATAGCTTCTGAAAGTGGAATCATATCATCAGAATTCCAGAATTCGTCATCTGATATTTTCCCTTCTTCCCATAATTTTGTTGGACTAGATTCTTTCATACTCATTACCCTACCATTTCTAGCATAGTTGCTGGAACATTATATCTCATCGCACCGTCTAGAATATCAACTTCGATATATTTTCTTTTTACTTTAAAAACCACACCTGGTTCTGGACGACCATTGTTTTCAAAAGTAACTTTGTCACCTTTGGTAAAAGATCCTGCAGCTAATGAGCCTAGAACTTGTCTACGTCTCTTTATAACACCAACTAATTCGTTGATCTCTTCAGAATTCATTTTATTGATTTCATTTAATATTGATTTTTTCATGTTGTAACCCTTATATTGTTTATTTATTTGATACCCTAATCTAAGCCTTTTTAGCAGTTAAAGTAAAGGATTATTTTCACTTTTTTTCACTTTTTTTTGCCCTCTTTATCTCTGCTAACCGACCAACATCTTTCTTTGTTTTCTCTTTATGGCACTTTCTACACAGTGTCTGAAGATTTCTTTCATCCCAATAGCTCCAGTCTATCATGTGATTAGGCACACCTTTCTGTTCATACAGCGGTTTGATATGATCGACTTCAAAGCGCGGATCATAATCACCACAGTATGCACATTCTGCATAGTCACGCTGTCTAATATGTTTTCTTATCGTCTTACCGTCGTAGATCATCATATACTTTTCAGAGCATTGTGGGTGCCAACTGGCTCTCATATTCCTTCTGCCCTGATTATCATTGATAATACTACCGCACCACCTGCACTGTCCCTTTTCTTTTACATCATAATAATGGTCTGGCTTCGGCGGATAGCGATAATCTTTTTCGTGATGATCAGACTCTCTTGTCTTTTTTCCTAATGTTCTTTTTGTTCCACTGCTCCATCGTGGCATATAACCTCCATATATAAAATATATTGCAATAACCTAAAGTAGCGACATAATTATAAAGTATGTCAACTTGTACTATCAGTATTTTTCGACGTGTTAATCAGTGCATCTGATACCTGGGCGCTGAGTAATGACTGTATTGAGAAGTAAAGTGAAGGATTACGCTTCAAGAGTGACTTAAACTCTGGCTGACTCCAAACTAAACATTCACAATCATGTTTTGCTATACAATCAGCAGTTGCTGGTCTCTCTGTAAGAAAACTCATCTCACCTACAAACTGTCCGTCTTTTAACTCTGCTACTTTCTTTCCCTGAACTGCTACATCTATTGTACCGTTGTAAATTAGTATTAACCGCTTTACATCTGCACCTGAACTGATCAACCTGTGACCTGATTTAAATTTTTTCCACTTCGCTATCTTTGTGACCTTGAGATATTCTACAGGACTAAGATCTTTGAATAACGATTCATATAACTCTTTGTCTTTTGGTCTCATCTTAATCGGACGCTTCTCATAGAATATAATGGCTATGTGATATAGATTAAGAGCAACAAATACTAAATTCCAACCGATAGGCAACCACATCGGTGTGATAGGAATAAAGTAATTATATAGGACAGAGAACAGACTGGCAACTACTGATACTACACGTAAGTACAGTATGTCCTTGACCAGAAAGCTAAATGCTATCAGGCCAAATGCTAAGTGTCCTGCTATTGTTGCTAAGTTCATTACAGATGCCATCCCATAATAACAAAATAAAAGTAAGCTAATGCTACTAATATCCAGACAGCTGTTGAAATATAAAGTTTATTTATATCCTGCTGAGTAGCAGCTCGCTTTTTCTTTTCTACTTTGTCCCACTTATTCATTTATATACTCCATAATAACCACCTTACTAGACGCCAAACTAACCACCAGCTAGTAAAACAGCCTACAGGTATAAGTATCAAATACACAAATAACCTAAGTATGTGATCTTTTCTTTTTTGTTTTAGTTCCATCGACATCCCCTCTATCCAGTTGCTGGGTTTCATTGTCAGGTTCTCCTATGTTTTCATTTCCCTTCTGATGTTTAGGCTCGTATGGACACATAAAACAACCGTGCCCACAACAATAACCCCTATCTAATAAAAATTCTCTAGATAACATTTAGTTTAATTCTGGTGTTATCTCATACTCATCCGGTGTTACGAAGAAACTCAGTATCCAACGCTTATCCTTACCCTCATCCCACTCCTCATAACTGACCAACTTACACTGAGGTGTGGTTAGCTTCTCAACTACTTTATCGGTCTGACTCTCTTCCTTACAAATAACATAAATAAAATTCTCATCCGTCCTAACCATAACTTCATTGTCTGGGTTATTATAAGTTATATTAGGCTTCACCGCGTTCTCCCCAGTTCTCCGCCAACCAGTCTTCTTCAGGGTCATCCGCGGTCTTGTCCATTTTAAAGAAGTGTTGTGCAACCTTAGGATCGGTAGGATCAATCACCAACACCTCCTCGGCAAAATCACCCCTCTCATATTGCTTGCGCCACTCCACCGCGGTCCTTTCAGATGCGCGAGCGGAACGCGCAATTTTTTCTGCACGAACGACGCGCCAGCGGTTCGAGAAATTTCCAATAGCATATCCTAATAAGACGGATCCTATAATGTATATAATGAGACTATCCATATTATTAAATATCAACTAACATTGCATATGGGTTTATTACCGAACTCGGCTTCATATTGTGATACTAAAGATCGCTCAACAACCTCAGCCGACACGGAACTAACGGAATCGAACCAGAAGCCGTTGAATTGGACAGACCGCTTAGGAATAAACATAGCATATAAGTGGAAGTGACGTTGACCGGTATTCAAGACATTATCCATAACTATCTTATTCGTAGAACACACCTTACCCTCAGCAACACCATCCGCGGTGAGAGGTGCGCCACGTCTAAACCATCCATTGGAATACTGTAACATACGTGCATGTAGAGCTTTATTACCCGAGGCTTTACCGATTTTTAGAATATCTCCAGGCTGGGTGATTTCATCTAAATAAGCTGTTGTAATAAAATAAACCGC